GGTGCTATACATCCAAAACTTGAAACAGGTTACTCTCACCAAGAGCAAACAGAGACAGGAACAAATCACGTTTACACGGATGTTATAGAAACTGAAACTGGAAAGGTAATAGGTGAACAGGATACAATAGTACAAATTTATGATAAGTTTGGAAACGTGTATGCGCCACCAGTAGTTGGTGGTTTGGTTGATTCATCGGTATAACAGCTACCCAAAAAAGGTATAGGTAAACAAAGTGTTTCCATACTAAATATTTATATCCATTAATTAGATATAGATAG